GACGGCCGGGGCCTCCGGTGCAGGTGCAGGCGGAGCCGCCTCGTTGAACGCTTCGGGCAGGTCGAACAGACGCACGACTTCTGCACGCAGCTTGTCGGCGGGGACGCCGAGGCCAGGCAGAACGGCGAGCAACTGTGTCAACTGCTGCTTGCGCACCATGTCAGTCATCGGAGTCCCGCCGCCGTCCGTTGCATAGAACGACCAGTCTGCATCTATCTTTTCGACAGAAGCCGCGCTGGCTCCGGACGGAGTGGCAATAACAATAGTTTCACCGTCGTCGAGCAGCGGGATGAGCATGCGGATGTACAGGGTGACAGCCTGCTCGATGGTGGCATCGCGGTCGCGGGCCATCTTGCCCAGCTCGCTTGCGGTGTACTGCATGAGCGCAGTGACCTCTGTTGCCGTGGCCTTGCTCGCCTCGCCGCGAGTAAAGCCGGCGGTCAAGCTGCCCTTCTGCAGGTCTGACTCGATGTAGTTCAGGTACGCTGCGTGGTTGCTGCTGATAGGCGTAACCGGGACCTCGGCAATCAGGCCGGCCAGTGTGTCGTTGTCGGTGGGGATCATCGCCCCGTCGACGCCGCTCGTGATCTTGGCAAGAGCCTCGTCGTCGAAGGCTCCTTCCTTGTAGATGAACTGACGGCTGTCACGTCGGACGGCGTTTGCCCAGAAGGTGCGCAGCACGTTCTTCTCGAAGCATTGGTCGTAGACGCGGGACATAGCAGAGTACCCAATCATTGGGCGGTCGGGCTGACGTGCGAAGTAGAAGGGCACGATGTTTGGCAGAGGACGCCCGTCGAAGGTCATGACAGGGATCGCGTCCTTGCTCAGCAGCTCTGCTCCGTTCTTGTAGTGGCTCGACCAGAACAACAGCTCTGAGTTGAGCAGGTCGTACATCTCGACGACCTCTATGTAGAGGTACTCATTGGGAAGTTCGGCGTTCGACGTGCCATTGTAGCTGCGGTAGCTGCGGTCGTTGTTCCTTTCGAAATCGGTGAAGTAGTCCCGTTGAGGTGCGCCCACGAACTTCTTGTTGCCGAACTTGGCGGTGGCTTCGTCGACAGACAGGTAGTACACGTGGCCTACGAACCTGCAGTCCTCCCATGCCGCCGCGTCCTGATCTACTATGATCTGCCACGGAGGGATGGCGCGCATCGCGATCTTACCGAGCAGCGTGTTGCTCTCACGCGGGGCCAGCTTCAGGAAGGAGCTCGTGTAGATGAGCGCCATGCGTGCAGCGGACTCGACCTGTGTGCGCGCGGACTTGAGGAAGTCGTTGGCGATTGTTTTCGTAAACACCGCGTCGCCTTTGCCTGTTATGTCAGGTCCAACCTCGACACTTGGGTACTTGGTGAACAGACTGCCCATCATGGACTCGATGGTCGCGTAGGCGTCTGCAGTCTCGACGCGGATCGCCGTGTCTGACACGAGGTCAATGTCGGCATAGAACTTGGTCATGTACGCGTTCTTATAGCGACGCATCCGAGGGCGTGCTTCGTCCCAGAAGTCGGTATGGTTTTGCAACGCGGCGCGCAGGAACTGGATGCGGTCTTTTTCGGTACGGGGCATGGTGGCCTCAGGGTATCACAAGGTTGTCAGTATCGGCGAAGATCGTGGCGGGCACCCTGCTTTCTGGCCTCGGCAACCTTGCGGTCCGTGATCCATTGTGGCAGGAAGGGCTTGTCAGATACCCGCACCGTGAGTAAGCACTGAAGAGCCAGCGCCAATCCGATGACAGTATCGCCGTGGTGCAGACCGCCAGTCGGGGCATACGGCCTGCCCTTCTCGTCGATCTTGAAGGAGCGCAGCTCACCGATGGTCCAGCTGTCGAGCTGTTGGATCTGCCCCCGAGCCAGCGCATCGCGCACACCCTCGAGCATGCGGGGCTTCGACTCTGCGTTGGTCGTCCAGTAGTTGCCCTTCTCGTCTGTCCACTGGGGGATCGACATGTGCCGTAGCTCTGTCACGATGACGCCACCCCATACACCGTTGGACTCGACGCACACCTTGGCGTTGTTCCACTTGCGGCTGGCGTCGGCGACTACCTCGGACCACTCGGTCGGGCTCATGGTGTTGCTGCGTCGGACATCGACGACCTGACGGGTCATGGCAGACACGACGACGATGGTGGACCAGTCACCTCCCGTACCTGCGCCGGCGTCAACCCCGATAGCGTACTTGTCCCGAGGGTCTACACCTGCGAGTGCTCCGCCTGAAGTCTCGAGGCGGATGGACTCCACGTCTTGGAAGAGTCCGTCCTCGAGCCAGGCCCCGGCCACGGCAGCGTAGGCTTGGTCGGGTGTCTCCGGATACTCGCGCCTGAAGCGGATGGTGCCCAGCTTGTTGCGGTTGACCTCCGCCCAGTACTGCTGGCCGAGGGAGTGCGGGCTGGACGGGTCAGGTTGCCAGCCGTCGGGCGGAGGAGTGCTGTACTCAGGCAGAGAGAACCACGGGAAGAAGAGGTTGATGCCGTCCACCATCCCGGACTCGATGAGCTGACGCTCGAGGTACATCGGATCGCCGTGGTAGTTGGCGGTGCTCTCGAGGATCAGCTGACCCCCATTGAGGGATGCCACGGCAGTGGACTTGAGTTCGTCGTAGCCTTCGCTGAACGCGGCCTCGGAGATCCAGATGGCAGAGCAGGTCCATGACCGCAGACCGCCGTCTCCTTGCGCCGAGGCTGCCATGAGGATCGCGCCCGTGTCCGCCAGTACCATCTCCGTGGTACTGTCAACTGACAGAGGCCGGCGCATCCACGCGGGCATCCGTGCGTAGAACCCCTTCCACATCCCGAACAGGTTCTTCGCTGACGCCAGCTTGTAAGAGAGGACCGCGTACCGCTCGGGGTCAGGGCTCGTGTACCAGAGCCAGAAGAAGTAGGAGGCTACTGCGGTTGACAGCCCGAGCTGACGGGCCTTCAGGCAGACCACGTCCTTGCCTGTACGCAGCGCTTCGATGGTCTCGATCTGCACCGCGTTCGGGCGTAGGCGGATCAGCTTCCCTGTCTTTGACACGATGGTGAGCCGGCTGATGAACTCAACCGGGTCTGCCATGATGGATGCAATCTCTGCCTGAGACAGACTCACTCAGCTTTCTTCCGCAACCAGGTCGTGACGTCTCTAAGCGCCTTGTCCTTCTCGGCCTCGAGCATTCCGGCGCCACTCTTCGACGAGAGCTGACGCACCAACTCCATGAGCGTAGTGCGCCCGAGGCAGGTCGTACCCTTCTCGTCGATCTCGGTTACGGCAACCTCGAGCAAGGACCAAGACACCTGAGTGATGTCCCGCGCCTCGATCCCTTCGTATACTTTAGAGAAGCGGTTCGCTTTCGCCTGCGCTTTGGCGTGCATGTGCTGGAGCAGGGCGTCAGCTCCCGTGTTCTTGACTGGCGCCCCTGAGAACAGGGACACCACATGCGACGGCGGCTTCGGGATCATGCTCTCTCCAACTACACATAGTATAGCACGGTTCAGGGCGTGCGGACATACCCGCGAATCTGTACCCCGCTCGAGGTGTAGTAGCGCGCCGGCTTGTGCGTCCCCACTTCGTGCAGTAGCTTCGCGATGCGCCGGGCGTCCACCACCGACGGCGGACGATTGGAGTCCACGAGGTCCCGCCAGATGGAAGCGGCCGTAAACTTGTCGTTGTTCAGCGCGCGACAGTACTGCGCGAACACGGCGAGCAGCGGGTCGTGCAGGCTGAACTGGTCAGCGTCGTCGGCACGCACGGCATCGTCGGCGCGGTCCAGCCAGTACTCTTCACTCGCCCCGAAGGCAGCAACAGCTTCCGCCCAGAGCTGATCGCGTGCAGCGGCGATGCCCGCCACGTCAACGATCTCACTGCACTCAACAACCCAGAAGCGGCGGGTGCCGGTCGAGTCGATCAAGAACTGCGCATCGTTGGTCGTGCCGCAGAACAGCACGCGGCGGGGGAACTCTGCAGTCACGCGCATGTACGGCGGACGGTACTTGTCCACCTGACTCGAGAGGAATCCCTTCAGCGCATTCGCGTCGGCGCGGGTGAAGTTGCTCAGCTCTGCGATCTCGTAGATCCACGCGCCCCGCAGGTAGTCGAAGCGATCCTTCGAGTCCATCTCGAACGGCGTGTCATCGAAGTAGTCCGCTCCGGCCAGCGCCTTGAACGCGGTGGACTTGCCTGCGTTCTGCGGGCCCTTGATGATGAGCAGTGCGTCTGCCTTGCAGCCCGGAGTCAGGGCGCGCGCAACGGCAGCGACCAGCCACTTGCGTCCCATCTTGCGGTAGAGCGGCAGGTCCTGCACGCCCATGTAAGACTGGAGCCAGGTGTCGCT